CCGCCGCTGCCGGAGCCGCCGCTGCCGGAGCAGCCGGACCCACCGGACCCGCCCGATCCGCCGATCCTGCTGCCCCCGAGAACCAAAGCCGTCGTGCTGCAAGAGATTCGAGATCGGCTCGATGAGCTTGCCCGGTTGCCCTAGCGCAAAGGAGTCCTGATCATGCCGCCCTGGACGTGGACAAGTGTGGACCCCTGGATCGGCCGGATCGGGGCGCTGATCCTGGCGTTGTTGACCGTGATCCTCTGGATTCAGGGCAGCCTGGACAAAGAGCCGGCGATGGTCATTCTGGCGATCTGCTGCGTGCGGCTATGAGTGATCAGCCAGCGTTCGAGGCGATTCTTCGTCCGGCCGGTCGGGCGGAGATCGAACAGACGAGTCAGAACCTGTCGAATACCGAGATGCGGGCGCTGGTGGAGACCTATCTGGGGAATCCGGACTATGCGCTGCTCCAGATTTTGGTCCCGATTCCGGTCAAGCTCTTGGAAGACGCCGACTTTCAGACGCGCCGAGAGCTTTTGGACAGTGTCGATCTGGCGTTGCCGAAAGCCCTGGCCGGACTGCAACTCTACGTGCAGCAGCGGAGGCGCTAGTGCCACCCCGGACGGGGATGTTCTCGGTCCCCGAGGCTGACGTTGACCCGATCATGCAGGAAGTCCTGGTCCGGGCCGAAGCGGCCAAGCGGGTTACCCGCCGCAGCTTCGACCCGACCCTCGGTCCCTCCTGGCAGCAGGCGAACCAGAAGCTGGCTTCCATCCGGGCCGACATCAACCTGTTCGGGGAGTACGTCTACGGCTTGCAGCCGGCGCGCTTCCATCGGCTCTGGAATCGGATCGCGGATGACGTGATCGCCCGCAGGGTGCCGCAGAACAAAGTCCTGTTCTTGGCCCCACCGAACACGGCCAAGTCCACCTGGAACAGCCTGATCCGCCCGGCCCACTACCTCGGCCAGCATCCCGATCACAACCTGCTCTTCTTTACCTCGTCGGAGCCGATGTCCCGCACCTTTCATTCGGCGGTCGAGTCGATGCTCCGCGACAATGAGAAATATCGAACCGTCTTCCCGGACCCTCAGAATCGGCCCAACCGCGCCCGGGGCTGGTCGGGCGACGGCCTGTACCTCCAGGGCACCCCGCCGTTGGCGAAAGACGGCGCCTATCGGGCGGTCGGCTGGAACGCGTCGGTCATGGGCGCTCGGGCCAACGGGATCATCATCGACGACCCGATGAACCAGGAGCAGGCCAAGAGCGAAGCCGAACAGCGCCGGGCCAAAGAGTATTCGGCCGGGACGGTGATGCGGCGGTTGCAGCCGGGCACGGGCTGGGTCATCGCCGTGATGACCCGGTTCCACGAGAACGACCTCGCCTCCCACTATCTGAAGCTGGCCGAAGAGGACGCCGGCTGGATCGTGGTCCGCCTCCCTCAGATCGCGACCAACGATCCCGAACCCGATCCGCTCGGCCGCGAGACGGGCGAACTGCTCTGGCCGGAACGACTGGACTGGAACTATGTCCACGCCGAACAGCGCGAGATGACTATCGCGCAGTTCAACTTGATCCATCAGGCCGACCCGACCGGGATGGGCGGGGATATCTTCGAGAGCGAGACGTGGTTCCAGGGACTCCCGAAAGACTTCTGGTCCACCATCATGCCCCGCTGCCAGATCCTTCAGTTCTGGGATCTGGCCTTCTCGGACCGGAAGCGAGCCTGCTTTACGGTCGGCCTGACCGTCGCGGTCGATCCCGAGTTGAACATCTACATCCTGCACATCACCCGCCGGCGGATGAACACGGCCGACGCCGAAGACGAGATGGTCAAGACGATCCTGGTTGCCAAGCCCTTGATCGTGGGGATCGAGACCGACAAGTTCCACCAGCAACTGATCATCTCGATGGCGAGACGCTTGATGGAACGGGTGATGTGCAACGTCCAGTTGATCCGGCCCCAGGACGACAAGACCGCCCGTGCGCTGTTGCCCGCCTCGCGCGCCCAGCAGGGCAAGGTCTTCGTCAACAAAGAGGCCAACTGGTACCGCGCCTTTGTCACGGAATGTTTGGGCTTTCCGAACACCCGCTACAAGGATCAGGTGGACGCCTTTTCCGGGGTGGTGCTGATGGTCGAGAAGATGGGCGAGATCATCACCAAGACCCGCCGGATCGTGGTCGAGCACGTCATGGCGTAGCCTGCTACACTAGCTCCCGGGGGTGCCGTGGAAGACGTGGCGATGGTCAACACCGACGCGGAGATGACGGACGCCGACATCGCCCGTGAGTCGCTGGACTTTGTGCAGGATCTCCGCAAAGACTTCGAGAAGCGGGATCTGCTGTTCGAGTTGATCGACCGGGTCATCTATCTCGAACAACAGGTGGAAATCCCGGAGAACTTCAAGAACACCGCCGTCGAAGTCCGGACGCCGTTGCCGATGCACATCGCGAACTCGATCACGGCGGCGCTGTCGATCAACAACCCCAAGGTCATCTTCAAACCGATTGAGTTCGGAGATCCCGGCGAGGACAACGCCGCCTATCGGGAGCGCTTCTTTGAAGCGTCCTGGCTGCGGCAACAGCGCGAGAAGCGTCGCCGGATCTATCGGGTCTTCATGCACTCGGTGGTGACCAAGGGCCTGGGCGTGCTCAAGACGTTCGAGCGAAAGAACCGGGCCTGGGCGAAGTACCAGGACTTTTCCACGTCCTACGCCGACAGTCTCGACAAGCGGATGCGCGAAGGGGTGATTGACCAGGACGCACGGTCGCGTCTGTACGACTCCGGCACCGAGGAGTACAAGCGCGGGCTGCCGTACCCCATCGAGACGACTGACATCCCCCCGGAGACCTTCTACTACCAGCAGGGCGAAGACGGCCTGACCCGGGTGGCCGAGGTCAAGGATGTCCCCTACTACGACACGCTCTGCCACTACGGCGCGGCCTTCGATGAGCGGGGGCGGGTCTGCCTGGACGATGTGATGGGGCTGCCCGTCCCGCGCCAGGAGTGGCATCGGACGTTCAAGCACACCGACCGCAAGACCATCCAGATGGTCGAACTGTGGGACTGGGAATACTGCACGATCATCCTGCGAGGGCCGGGGGATCTGCCCACCGCTGGGTCGGGCGCGTCCGGATCCGGCTGCACCGTCAAGCGCTGGAAGCACACCTACGGCGACGAGACGCTGCGCGTTCTGAAAGGCCCGTACTTCCATGCCTCAGGGATTCTGACCTCCAGTCGTCAGCCGGATCAGGCCAGCCTGTCGGTCCTGTTTGCCTACCTGCACCTGTTCCCGCTGCTGAACTCGCTGCTGACGATGCAGTCGCAGGCAGCCTTCAGCTTCGCCTATCCGGCCTATCGGCGGACGACCCCGGCGGCCTTCGGCCTGCCCGAGTCGCCGTTCGGGTTGGACGCCCAGGAGCTTCAGTCGAACCGCGAGAAGATCACCCCGGGCACCATCTTCCCGCACGATGTCGCCCCGATGGATCAGCCCCGTACCACGGTGGATCTGGACAAAGCCATCAACTTCGTCCGGGGCATGATCGACATGGCCCTGCCCGACTCGGTCCAGGGGGTGGTCTCGGGCGAGACGGCGGGCTACGCGCTCAACCAAGCCGCGAGACTGGCGAGCTTGCAGTGGTCCCCGATCATCGAGAACGTGCAGGACTGCCTGTCCGAACGGGTCGGCTGGGAATCCCACCTGATCGAGACGCATATTGGCGAACCGGTGTACGTCTGGGGCGCGGTCCCACAACCTCGCCGCCGGCGAGGCGGACCCAGAAACTACAAAGAGGGCTGGATGGGGATCGGTCCGGATGATCTCAAGGGGATTCACAACTACGAGGTCATCCTTGAACCCGTCTCGGTCAACAACGACCAGTTGCTGTTACGCAACCTGCGCGAGATGCTCGACATGCGGCTGATCTCGCCGGCGGACGCGATCCGCAAGATGGGCGGGAACCCGGTCGAAGTCGAACAGGCGTGGCTGCTGCACGAACTGAAGCAGGATCCGGAGATCCGCAAGAACCTCAAGCAGCGGGTGTTCCAGGAGCTTGCCACCATCGAGCAAGAGTCGATGCGGAAGCTTCCTCCCGCCGGCCAGCCGGGCGGCGCTCCTCCCGTCCCGGCCTCGGGCGCTCCCGCCGGCGCACAACCCGGCGTCAGTCAGGGACTGCCGACCACGGGGTTCGTGCCGCCTGCCGGGGCTGTTCCTGGCGCACCGCCGCCCGCCCCTCCGGGCGCGCCCGCGCCAGGAACCCCACCCCCGATGTCGCTGCCCCGTCCGCCCGGCACCCCACCGGGCGCACCGGGTGGCGTCAGGGGCGCGCCCGCCCGTCACGTTCCGATCCCAGGAGGCTAAGTCATGCCCAGAGAACACCCCTACGACGAGGCTGCTTCGGAAATTGTGACGTGGCTGGATGAAGCCCCGTCGTACTATGCCGAGGCGATGAAGGGCGGGCACGACGCGCCATTTTCGGCCAAGACCACCGAGCAGCAGAAGCTGGAGTATTACAAGCGACAGGTCTTCCAGACCCAGTTGGACGGTTCGCCGGACTACTCGAAGCCGAACACCCAGGGTCGGCAGATGCTGATTGACCGACTCGGGATCAACGGCTACACCCAGGTGATGGCGGCGGTCATGCCGAAGCGGGTGGTGGCCTACAATGCGATGAACCTGCCCGTCGAGCAGGCGCCGGAACCGCCGGCCCCGTTCGAGGTCGCCAAGCCTGAACTGGATATCCCCGTCTCTCCTGCCGAACCTGACTTGCCTGAGACTCCCGGGAGCTACTGATGGCGTCGTCTACCTCGAAGAAACTGGCGAACGCCCAGGCGGCGAGTCTGGCGGCGCAAGTCGCCAACATGGCGGCGCAACTGGACTTCCAGAAGGAACGGATGCGCCTGCTGGAACTTCCGCAGTTCCAGCATCTGTCCCAGATGGACATCGACAAGTTGGCGTTCGAGAAGTCCCAGGCCACCTGGGAGAACGCCCTCAAAGAAGCGACCCTGACCGGGACATACCAGGGGCAACCGACCCTCCAGTATCTCGAACAACAGGCCAAATTGTTCGGTGTGATCGACGGGCAGCAGACCCTCGAAGGGAAGCTGTCAGACGCGCAGATCGCCCAGATCAACCACTCGATGCAGTTGCAATCACACGCATCGTTGCTCGAAGACCAGAAGTTTGGCTTCGAGCGGGAGCGGTGGGGCAAAGAGTTCGACTACCAGATGCAGAAAGACCTCCGGGACTTTGGGGTCACGGAGGCGCAACTGACCGGGATGTACAACGGTCAGCAGACGTTGGCGTCCAAGGAGCTTGACTCCAAGAACGTCCAGGCGTACCTGGGATTGCTCGGATCCCTCCAGGGGCCGGGCAACGCCTTCAAGCAGATGCGCGTGCTGGGCAGCACCCCGCAGAACTTGCAGAGTCTGGTCGGGCAGTGGACCGGGCAGTACGAGACGCCGGGCTTGACCAGCACTGGACAGGCGCCAGGACAAGCGAACGTTTCCGACCTGTTCAATCAGAGCTACGGCCAGCAGTTTCTGGGCAGTCAACCACAGTCCGGCGGGACGCCTGGACTACCCGGACAACCGCTGCCCCCGCCGCCACCGGGAACGGTGGGCGCGGCCGGGGTATCGACGGCGGGTCCGCAGTACGGCCCCTATCAAGGCGGCGCGGGACAGGTCAACGGACCTAACGGCATCTTCAACTACAACGACGCGCGCTCCTATTCGGAAGCGGTGCGGTTGGCGCAGGGGCTGCCGCCGCTGTTGGCGACAGGCTCGCCCATCAGCAGTGAGGGGCCGCACTACCCCTACAACGAAAACCCCGCACTGCGGCCCGGCCCGGATGCGAACTGGAACGTGCCGACTAACACCGGGGTCACCCAGGTCTATCCCATCGGGCAAGCGCCACCCTCGGCGGCACAAGCAGCGGCGACGGCCGCTCAGATGGGGGTGGCTGGGATGGCTGCGACAGACCCTGATCGGCAGATCGGCATTACTGATCCTGGGTATGTGGCGCCCGATCCGGCTTTGCGAGGGACCGGGGTCTATTCGGGACAGACCGCTGCACCTGCCGCCGTCACGGATGCGACGCAGCCGGGCGAGCCGCTTGATCCTCGTGTCGGAGCCACCGGCGTGCAAGCAGGAGCGCCCCCACCAGGGGAACAGGGTTACACCGTCAGTCCGGCCGGCACGCAAGCGCCCATCGGCGCGTACAACTACGAAGCCACCCCATCCGGCCAGACCCAGGTCTATCCGCCAGGAGTCGCGGCTCCGGCCGATTCGGCCCAGACCAGCACCAGCACGCCCCAGTCGATGAGCGGGAACGTTGGGCTGCTGCCGTCCCAGATCAACGCGGAGAACTACGAGAACTCGAACGAGTACGCGAAACAGTTCCTGTGGGGCTACCTCGAAAATCAGGGGTGGGATCCTATCGCGGCCCAGTCGGCCTACCAGCAGTCACTGCCAACCTATGGGGGTCCGGCCAGTGGGACCGTGAACGCTGGGCTGGGGTTCTGAGATGAGCATTGGCAACTTCGTCGGTGACATTGATCTGTACAGCAACCCCATCGAAGAGGAAGAGGCCGAGGAAGAGTATCGGCGCAAACTGAAAGAAGCAGCGGAACGCGCCAAGAAGCTCGCCGAAGAGCAGCGCAAACGGCAGGAAGAAGCGGCGAAGAAAGCCGCTGAAGCGCAGAAAGCTCCGGAGAAGCCGAAGGAGGTTCCCAAGCCGGAGCAGCCGAAGCCGCCCGAACCGCCCAAGCCGCCGGAGAAGATCGAGCCGCCCAAGCCGCCGGAAGAGGTCAACCGCCAGGAGGCGAGAGACAAGCAGCGGCTCGACCAGCAGACACCGGAAACACAAGCCGCGTTCGAGTCGAAGTACGGCGCACGGGCGAAAGAAGAGTGGGTCCGCGAGCACGAGCAGGAGCTTGATCGGAACCTGGGTACCTACGGAAAAGAAGAGCCACGAGCGGGCGACCGACCGCTGCCCGGGATTGACGCGCCGAACGCGCCGGATCGGACCATCGGGCGCTACGCCTATGATCCAAACGCCCCCGCTGGCGAGGCTCGGCGGGTCCAGCCAGGGCAGGTACCCGGAGTAGACTCCCGCATCGAAGGCTTGCCCGCGCCCATCACCGGGAACAACCCGTTGACGGGGCTGCCCCAGAACCCGATGGTGACGGCGACGACCCCGCAACAGCCGCAAGCGCCGACCTCGTTTGCGCCGCCGACGCGGGACGATTGGTCGAGGAATCCCGGGGTCACCCAGGCCGCGCCAGCCGCGTCAGGTCAGCCACCCCTGCTGCCCAATCAGCCGCCCGTCCGAGACGATTGGCGGACGAATCCCGGCGTGACTCCACAGGCTCCCGTGGCTCCAGTCGGGTTGTCCGCAGCAGCCGAGGCAACCCGCAACGTCTGGAACTCAGAAACAGGACGACTGACTCAGCCGCCAGCCGCGCCCGGACAGCCGCCTGAGCAAGCGCAGCAGGCTCCGATTCCGGCGGATGCTCCTCCCAGACCGACTGATCCGGGCGACTATGTCCTCGTGCAGAGTCCGAATGGGGCGAAAGCCTGGATCACGCGTGAGGTCTGGTCGAACAGCAGTTTTACGGAAGAGGGGACAGGGGCACAGAAGCCGTATCGGGAAGTTCTACAAGTCATCTACGACCCGGATAAAGAACTCCGACCTGTCCAGATGCCTGAGCCGGAGGCCCAACCCGGGGCGCTTCAGCCTGTTCCCATGCCGCAGTATGGGGAGCCGGGTGCGGGAGAGCGTCTTGATCCGGGGATTATCAAGTCCCCCTTCGTGACCCCGGCGCCCGCGCCGCCAGCAGGCACGACCGATCCGGCGATCACGTCTGCGACCGGGGTGCAAGCGCCGACGGTCCTCGACAGCGGGATGAAGATTCCTGGTCAGCCCGCGCAGGCGCTGCCGGCTAATGCGCCCCCGATGCCGTTGCTGGGGGACAGCATCTTGGTGGGGGAACCCGGCCAGGAGCCGTATTGGTATTCGCGCTCGGGCTATGAAGAGGCGAAGAACGCGGCTCGTGTTGAGGGTATTCCGGTTCCGCCGATTATCTACGACCCGAAGGCGGCAGGCGCGTCGTCGGTGAATACGCCGACCGCGCCAACTTCGCC